CCTTATCACAAATTGGTAGACTGTTTAATCAAAGCCACTGTACTGTTTTGAATGGAATTAAAAAGCATGAGGATTACATGGCTTACAAAGATCCTGCTTACATGCTTCACACCAGGGACCTAAGGGAAACATTTGTACTACCACAGTACTATAAGCCACTAAAACAAAGGATATTAGAGATATATACCATTGAGAAATTAGAAAAACTTAAAGAGCAGATCAGATGCAATTATTACTAATTAATGACGCTGTGTCACATTCTCTTATTAACAGCTGCTGGAATAATTTTATTTTTTCAAAAGATTTTTTTTATTTTATTTTGCGTCATTTGCGTCATAAAACTCTAATAGTCAATACTAGTATAGTTATTAGCCATGACAAGTGCTTAAAATTTGCGTCATTTTGCGTCATAAACTTGTCATGTAAAAATAATGATTACATTTACAGCCCAACTAACTAACTATGAACATATCTGTATTTAAAAGCCTATTCAATTCTAAAGAAACTCCCTACACACAAGATGTGGTGGATGTTTACAATAGGATAAAGGAAGGCTATCCTGAACTAATTGATAAGATAACTGCTCTTAGAGCTATGGATGAGGATGATCCTGCATACAGCAGCCTAAAGAACAGCCTTAGGGCTATCATGTTTAATGGGACCTTTAATGAACGTAATGATAATGGCCTTATTGAGCACTCAGGGCTTTGTATATTAGATTTTGATGATTACCCTAGCAGTAAGGTAATGAAAGCTGAGAAGGCTAGACTAATGGAGTGCCCTAATGTGTTTATGATATTTGTATCACCATCCGGTAAAGGGCTAAAGTGCGTGATTAAGATACCACCATCTGATAAATTCACGCATAAGAGAAGGTTCAAAGCTTTTCAGGAGTTTATTGATAGTGATTACTTTGATGCATCTAGCTGTAATGTTAGTAGAGTATGCTTTGAGTCTTATGATCGTGGTGCCTATATAAATTTAGATGCTGAGGTATTTGATTTGATGGAAGAGGAGAAGGGCCACAGCTCATTTGAAAGGGTGCCAGTGCTACCCATGACTAATGAAGCTAATATCATTGAGAATATAATGAAGTTTAACCATGGAGATATATCAAATGGTAGAAATAATTGGGTATTTAAAGTAGCTAACTGTTTTTGTGAGTATGGCATTAGTGAGAATACTGCTAAATTTTACCTTCATCAATATAGTGCTAAGGACTTTACTCAAATAGAAATTAATACCTGTGTAGGATCTGCTTATAAAAACCCTAATAAAGGCACTAAGTATTTTGAGGATAAAGAAACTATCTTAAAGGTAAGGTCAAAACTAAAAGAGGGTATCTCACCTGGTGATATCTCTAAGCAATTAGATATTAAGCCTGATGTGGTAGAGGATGTTAAAAAGGATGTAGCTAATAGTGAGGATGTATTCTGGTCCATTAGTGATAAGAAAGTAGTTAGTGTAGATCCTATGAGATATCGTGATTTTCTGTACAAGTATGGCTTTAACAAATACTACCCTGAACGCTCAGAGAAACCCACCTTTGTGAGGGTAATAGAAAATAAAGTTAATTTATCCTCAGTGGACCAGGTAAAAGATTTTGTCTTAGCCTACCTAATGAAGCAGAAGCAGGTGGATGTATGGAATTACTGCAGTAAGTCACCCTACCTATTCACAGATGGCCACTTATCTATGCTAGAGCCTATTGGATTAATGATGCTGCAGGATACTAAGGATGTGAGCTTTATACCTTACCGTAATGGAGTAGTTAAGATTACTAAGAATAAGATAGATATTGTGCCCTACATTGATATAGATGGCTACATTTGGGATAGGCAAATTATTGATAGGGATTACAAGCCAACTAAGAGCATAGAAAATGACTTTAAGAGCTTTGTATCTAAAGTATCTGCAGATGATGAGCAGAGGGTGAATGCTTTAGAGACTACCCTAGGATATCTACTACATACCTACAAAGATAAAACAGATCAGAAGGCAATTATTTTTAATGATCAGGAAATAGATGATAATCCTAATGGGGGAAGTGGTAAGAGCTTAGTGCTTACAGCTATTGGTAAGATTAGAAATATAGTTAAAATAGATGGTAAAGCATTTAACCCACAGAAGTCAGATTTTGTTTATCAGCGAGTAAATTTAGATAGTCAGATCCTGGCCTTTGATGATGTAAAGAAAGCATTTGACTTTGAGCAGCTATTTAGTTTAATATCAGAAGGGATAACAGTGAACAGAAAGAATAAGGATGAAATCTTTATACCATTTGAACGCTCACCAAAGATTGTGATTACTACCAACTATGTGATAAGTGGTGCCGGTGGTAGCCATGATAGGAGAAGGCATGAGATAGAGTTTAATCAGTACTTTAATGCACAGCGAAACCCACTAGATGAGTACGGTAGGTTATTATTTGACAGCTGGAGTGTGGTAGATTGGTTAGTATTTGATAACTACATGATCAGTAACCTGCAGAAATTCTTATCAATGGGCCTTGTTAAAGCTGTAGCAATTAATGCAGATCACAAAAGATTTATCTCAGCTACTAATAAGGAATTTTATGATTACGCTATTGAGGGTAACATTACTTTAGATGCTATGCACTATAACAATACTTCTATTCAGGACTTTCAGACTTACACAGGTGGATGGCAGGATCTTAATGCTCAAAGGTATTTAAAGATGGTTAATGAGTACTGTAAGTTTAAGGGGTACAATTTGAAAAAAGATAGGAATGTAGGAGGTAGATACTTTATAATTACTAAGATATGATACAGATTGGAGATACAATACATGATATTGAGGATGGTGACTGCTATTTTGAAGGTATAGTTTCTGAATTAATTAATGATAAAGTAACGAAATACATACTAACTAAAATAATTTGGAGTGGAGAGATTGATAATGATGATGAGAGATTAAATACAGAAATAGATACACAATGGTGGTATATTAATAAAATTGAACTATGAACAAAGAAAACAAAGCTAGACTAAAGGATCTAGAAATTAAGTACATGAGCTACCGGTACCCATCAGCACCAGGGCACATCATACCACTAACTAAGTACAGTGATGCTACAGCTAATGGATTGACTAAATGTATCAAAGACTTCCTAAACTTCTCACAGCACCAAGCTGAAAGGATTAATACAATGGGAGTATTTAGGCAAAGCTACAGAACTGATGGAAGTAAGACTGCAGGGCAGTGGACAAAGGGCACAGGCACTCCAGGATCTGCAGATATCTCTGCTACTATTTATGGTAGATCTGTAAAGATAGAAGTTAAGATTGGTAAGGATAAGCAGTCAGTGGTGCAGAAGGAATACCAACAGATGATTGAAGCTGCAGGGGGTATCTATATCATAAGCAAGACCTTTGATGATTTTGTGCAGTGGTATGATGATTTTAGCACTAAAATATAATTAACGTACAACCTTAAAATATAGAAATGATATGAAAGCAACCCTAGAATTTAACCTACCTGAAGATCAGGAGGTATTTAACCACGCTAACAATGGTTTTAACTATTACATGGCACTTGTGGAGATGGATCAGTGGTTAAGAGCTGAGTACAAGTACAATGGTAACGAGGAGATGTATGAGGTAAGGAATAAGCTGAGAGAAATAATTTCAGAAAATAATGTTAAAATAGAATAATAATAGTATATTTGTAAATAATTAACAAACTAACCCAATGGAAAAAACAACTACAAAGGCTGTAAAGCCTCAGGAGGTTGAGCAGCAGTCTGCTCCTTTCTATGTTCGCCTTCACAAGGCAAAACAACTAATCGGTAAAGTACATAAGAATGCTACTAACCCCCACTTTAAGAAATCTTATGCAGATATCAATAGTATATTAGAAGCTGTTGAGCCTATCCTATTACAGCATGATCTACTTTTATTACAGCCTATAGATGGTGGTAGTGTTTGTACTCAGCTTGTATGCATTTATACTGGCTTTTCTATCTCTAGCTGTATGGCACTTGATTTAAACCTAGATGCCCAAAAACAGGGTAGTCAAATTTCTTACTTTCGTAGGTACACCATCCAAAGTCTGCTCACCCTTCAGGCAACTGATGATGATGGCCACGTAGCATCTACTGCGAAGCCTAAGATAGATGCAAAGAGATTTGCTGAGGCTGTTAAGACTATAGCAGATGGTAAATTCACAGTAGAGAAGTTAAAGGATAGCTTTGATCTTACAGATGTGCAGATAAATTCACTGTTATTATTACCTGTAATATGAAAATAAGATGCTCAGCTATAGGAAAGATAATGACTTCACCCAAGACTAAAGGGGAGGTGCTATCACAAACAACTAAGACGTATATCCAGGGCCTAGCCCTGGCACACGTTTATGGGATCAGAAAGGAGTTTACTAGTAAGTATACTGATAAGGGCAATGAGTGTGAGGATATGTGCCTCAGCTTTGTAATGGATGTAATTGATAAAGGCTTCCTGTTTAAGAATGAGGAGAACTTTAGTAACGATTGGCTAACAGGTACACCGGATGTAATTACAGACAAGGTGCTTATAGATGTAAAAAATTCATGGAGTGGCAGCACGTTCCCATGGTTCGATACTGAGTGCCCTAATAAAGAGTACTACTATCAGCTCCAAGGGTATATGTTTTTATGTGATAAGCAGGAAGCACTGTTATGCTACTGCCTAACCAATACACCACATGCCATAGTAGAGCAGGAGGTAAAGAGTGCTCATTACAAGTTAGGGCTAATGGAGGAGAGTTTAGATCTTAGGGACCAGGTGCAGAAGCAACATAGCTTCAACCATATCCCTGATGCTAAGAGGGTGAAGACTTTTGTAATACAAAGAGATGATGAGGTGATAGAACAGATTAAATTAAGAGTAGAACAGTGTAGAGATTATTTTAACCAACTAATAACACAATTATGAACAGAATGCAATTTGAACATGAGGCAGCTATAGCTGCTATGAACGCTCTAATGATAGAGAACTCTAAAACATCTAAGCTATGGATAGCTAAAGAGGCTGTACAGATGGCTGAGATATTAGCTAATGAGGTGTATGGTGAAAGGATACAATGGCCGCAAGAAGACCTTATCGTATGATTTTGCTACTATCAATACTACTAGCCCCTGCGATTGTGTGGGGGTGGTATTGTACTATCATGTACTTATTTACTAAATAACAAGTTATTAACAATTTAAAACAGTAATAAACAATGGAGACAAAGAACAACACAGGAGCTATCTTTAAAAATGATAAAAAGACAGCAGAAACTCACCCAGACTACAAAGGGAAGGTAAATGTTAATGGTGCTGACATGGAGGTGGCACTGTGGTTAAAAGAAAGCAAGTCAGGTATGAAGTACTTTAGTGCTACTTTTCAAGAACCTTATGTTAAGCCAGCAGTACTATCACCACCTGCAGAACCGTTCAAGTTAGAGGATGATGATCTACCGTTCTAATTAATTTACTATATTTGAGCTATGAATTTACTAGCTCTTATACCTTTAGCTTGGTGGTTTACTAATTTTGAACCAATACAGGCAACCTTAGACTATTTTTTTAAGTACAATACTAGGTACCCAATAGCCATACATATACACTCTGCACTAGGATGTATTAAATGTGTGGCTTTTTGGCTTACTTTACTTTTTACCTTTGATTTTATCCTGGCTTGTCAGGCTGCACTGCTTGCTTTTATACTAGATGAATGTTTACAGAAACTGAGATAGATCTTATAGCTGAAATAGAGCTGTTACCTGAGAACATCAGGTACTCTAAACACAGCTGTGTGGCTTTATTAAAGATTAGAAATAAGTATGATGGGGTGCAACCTAGAGAGTGCTTCTGTGCATCTGTTAGGAGGAGGATATGGTACAAAGATTTTATGATATGGTATGAAAAAAGCCTTAGACAACTACATTAGTAGGGCTTACCCTGAAGTAAGGGCATACACTGCCTACTTTCTATCTAAGATGGGGAGCTACATAGACGCTGACACAGTCATTAATAACAGTTACATGCATGTGCTTACCATAAATGATACTACTAATGATGAGGATAAGATAAAAGCATACCTTCTGAACACTATCAAGTATCAGGTGCTATGGTCCACATCTAAAAGCCATCGGGATGATAAGGTAACAGCTATAATAGATAACTCCCCTGATAGAATAGAGGATGATGAGCTAGCAGATAAGATAAGGGAGGACAGAACCTACTCTTTTAACAAGGGATTGATAGAGATATATAGATCAGAGATAGTAGATCAGGTGCAAAGGATAGTATTTGAGGCATATATTGATAAAGGGTACATCACAAGCAGAGCACTGGCTACCTATTTTGGTATAACCCACACCTCAGCTTACTACCTGATAAAAGAATTGAAACAAAACTTAAACAAATTACAATATAGGTATGAAACCGAGTCAGTTTATTAGTACCTTGTCATTACTTACAGCTCTGAGCTGTGGACTTGCTTTGTTCACACTTGATTGGGTATGGGCTAGTAGGGCAGCAGGAATTTGGATAGCATTATATTACACTTTTTTAATTTTATTACAATATGAAGACAAAGAATGAACACCTAGGTAAGTATATTGTTATGTATAATGGCAATTATGAGACCAGCTTTACAGTAACAGAAGAGACTGCTAAAGAGCACAAGTATTACACCTCTAAAGGATTAGGCTATCTATTTGAAGAGAGCACTCCTAAGGTAAAGTATAAAGGGGTAGAGAACGAAGAGAAGTGAGACCTAAGCACATAGAAACCCCTGAAAAAATGTGGGAGTTATTTGAGGGATATAGATCCTGGTGTAAGTCTACACCTAGATACTCTTACAGCTTATCTACTAAAACAGGTGAGGCTACAGCTATCCCATTAGAGAGACCTTTAACCCAGGTAGGATTTAGGACTTATGCTGCTGATAAAGAGTGTAGTGTTCAAGATTACTTTGCTAATACTGATGGGCGATATTCTGAGTATGCGACAATCTGCTCGCGCATAGAGGAAGCAATTAGAATGGATCAGATAGAGGGTGGAATGGTAGGACAATATAATGCATCCATCACCCAAAGAATAAATGCACTGAAGGAGCACACAGATGTTACCAGTGGTGATGAGAAGATATCTGCTATAACTGTTACTATAGTTAAGTAGTATAATAATAATAATAACTATATAGTATCTAACTAGGTACTAGCTTTGCTATGGATATAAAAGCGACTGCCATCTTTGAAAAGAACTATGAGGCCATCTTAGGAGATAAGCGCTTTATCATTAATGAGGGTGGTAGTAGAAGCTCTAAGACCTACAGCCTCTGCCAGCTCATGATCATCTACTGCCTGCAGAATAACAATAAAGTGGTGTCAGTGATACGCAAGACCTTCCCTGCCCTACGTGCTACAGTGCTTAGGGACTTCATAGAGATACTAAAAGATATAGGGCTGTACAAGCAGGAGAGCCACAATAAGAGTGAGCACATCTACACCTTTGGCAATGGATCTATGGTGGAGTTTTTCTCAGTAGATGATGAGCAAAAGATAAGGGGTAGAAAGAGGGATATAGCTTGGTGTAATGAAGCTAATGAGCTGTACTTTGATGACTTCACTCAGCTTAACATGAGAACAGAAGACAAGCTCATCTTTGACTACAACCCATCTGATAGTGTATCGTGGCTGTATGAGCTCCCTGCTGAGGAGAGCACCCTGATTAAGTCTACCTACAAAGATAACCCCTTCCTACCTGAGAGCATTAAGGCACAGATAGAGGATCTAGCTAGAACAGATGAGGCACTGTATCAGATATATGCCTTAGGTGAGAAGGCAACAAGCAAGAGTAACATCTACAGCAACTGGTCCTTTGTAGCTCATAGGCCTGCTAGATTTGTTAAGTACGTGTATGGCTTAGACTTTGGTTACAACCACCCAACAGCTCTGATGAGGGTATACTACTGTGATAATGATATCTACATTGAGCCTGTCATCTATGAGAGCTACCTAACCACTACCATGCTCATAGAGAAGTTAGCCACCCTAAACATAGAACAGACTGTAACCATCTTAGCAGATTACTCACGTCCAGAAATCATACAAGAGATGAACATAGCAGGGTATGATGTTCAGAATGCAAACAAGGTGGTTAAGAAAGGGATAGATAACCTTAAGACCTTTGGAGTTATATGCCAGGATGATAAGGCCATTAAGAGAGAGTATGAGAACTACAAGTGGAAGAAGATAGGGGACTTCATAACAGATGAGCCAGTCAAATTATTTGATGATGCAATGGATGCAATAAGATATGCCACTACTCACATAAGGCAGGAGTATTACACTGATGATAGCTACTATGCATTCTGATACGCTACATAAGATACAAGTGGTGCAGGCATACATCCACCATAAGACCGGCAAGAATGTTAGGATAGTATTCAACAACCCCATGAGGGTGCAGCAACATTTAGCCATGTTAGATCATGCCTACCTAATAGCAATGGGTGGCTTTAAAAACAATAATAGTAATGACGCTAATATAGGTAAAGAGAAGTAATGGCATTAGTAGCACAAGCAACCCCACAAGTAATAGTTCCTGCATACAACCCTGTTAAGTACATCTACAGCTCATCTAATGTAAACCTGCAGGGCTTCAAATTTATCTATGATATCTATCAGAGTGGTACCCTAAATAAGATAGCTGAGTACAGGGTGCTGCCAACTTATGCCACTGGCTTTGGTGAGATAGATCTATCGAAGCTCTTACAGGCTAAGGTAAGCTATGACCTAAACTTAAATAACACTTCAGTATATAACGCACCTGGATCCCACTACAAGTATGATGTAAAGATAGGGGAGGAGTACTTGACTACCACTACTTACATAGCACCACTTACTCAATACTTAACAGCTCCCTATGCAGGAAGGGTACAAATAAACGTAGCTAACATATTTTTAGTAGGTGATCAGATTAACATCACTCAAGCACTACCTGGTCCTACAGCCAACCCAAACCTAGAAGGGCTCTTCACTGTCTTAGTAGCTAACCCTGCTTACATAGTAGTAAACAGCTTATGGTCTTTAGTAACCAATACAGGTACAGGTGGTGCCATCACCTATGCAGATGGTAGAAAGACAGTCAACAGAAACCTAGCCCAACAGCTTGGTAAGTATGTATTCAATGGTGCTATCAGATGGAGTGAGTGGCCTAGCTACAACTACCAGGATTACATGCTTAATGGATTCTTTGATAAGTTTCTTACCAACTATCCTGCAAGTAATCTAAATATGTACGCTACCCTATCTCAGGATATGTGGGTGAATGCAATAGCTAATGGCTCACCAACGGCACCTGATACCATGGTCTTTGAGAATGATGGTGGTAATGTCTTTGAAAAGAACGTAACAGCTGTAGATCATGTGAGTGGTGTATCAGTAGGGCCTAACAACTTTGGAGCTCTTACCCTTGTATCAGGATCAGGTAACTTGATAGAGCCTACTACTGAGTTCTATGCATTTCACTATGAACGTAATGGGGTAGTAAGCTCAGGCAAGTATATTGTAAGCCTAGATAGAAGGATACGCACCACTGAGTACAGCATCTTGTTCTTAGATCGTATGGGATCATGGAACAGCTTTGCCTTTAGTCTTAACAGCTATGAGAAAGGTAACGTAACACGAGAGCAGTTTAATCAGGATGTAAGAGGATATATCAATGGTAGTAGCCAATGGGACTATGAGCTAACTGATAGAGGTATGACTAACACCTATATAAGCACTGACACTACCCTAGATCTAGCTACCAACTTCATGACTATGGATATGGCTAACTACTTCACTGAGCTCATCAGCTCACCATTCACCTATGTAAAGCTAAGCTCTTATGCAAATGATTGTGATGTGCCTGAGAGTGAGGAGTACATCAGCTGTAACATTGTTACTAGTGACTACCAGGTATATAATAATAGGAGTAAGAATTTAATTAAGCAGAACGTAACTATTAAGCTAGCTAATAACAATATCGTAAATGGTTAAGATACAACTAAGCACAGGCTTCCTAGATGTTAAAGAGGGCACTGCCTTCCCTTTGAATTTTCAGGTAGGAGATATCAGAGATGTGAGCCAAAGGAAGGGTAACTTCTCTAAGACCATCACGCTCACTGGTAGTAAGAATAATAACAACCTGCTTAACCACTACTACGATGTGAATATAGTGGAGGGCACCTTTAACATAAATGCTATTACTACCTGTGCAGTTATTCAAGATGGCATACCAATAATGGAGGACTGTACTATGCAGTTAACCGGGGTGGTTAAGTCACAGGTAACAGATGGTTATGAAGAGCAGGTAACCTATGAAGTTTTAATTAAAGATAGTAAAGCAGATTTCTTTACAGCCATCACTAACAAGGAACTAACTGATATAGACTTCGCAGATTACAACCATCCATACGATGCCTTTAATGTGGTAGCTAGATTTTCTAATACTGTGGTTAATGGTTTTAAGTATTTTTTACCTGCTAACACTGCATACCTTTACAGCACCCAAGACTTTAAGCCTGCCATCTTTGCTAAGAGTTACTTTGATAGGATATTCAATGACGCTGGCTTTACCTACAGCTGGCCTACTATGTCATACGATAGATTTCAGCAGCTGCTAATACCTTACAATGGAGGGGTAGATAACTTTGATTATAACGATTACCTAGTCAAAGCAGAAAGAACAGCATCCTTAACTATCCCTAGCACTCTTGCTAGTCAGGGAGTTACAGATATAGGATCAGGAAGTTACGTAACTCCTGCAAGTAAAGTAAACATAACAGGATGGACTGAGCTAGAGGATCCACAGAATATCTTTAACCCTGTAACAGGAGTATACACTACACCATTTATTATAAGCTCAGCAAATGCTCAGAGCTATGATTACAGTGTTACTATGACCTATCAGATTAATATAGTTAATAGCAATGTTGGTACTTGTTATGGCTCATATAATAATGCAGCAGCTGCTATCTTTTACAAACCTTATCTAGCAGTTAGTGCAGGTGCTTTGGCTTTGATACCTATTAACCTATACACAAACCCATCACCACCTGCTGGCTTTAACTTTGCACAGAATGCTGTACAATCTCCTTTAACTGTACCTGGGCTTAGTACTACCAATATCTTAACACAAACTATACAGTGTACGATACCACTTACCTACCCTTTACTTAACAACGGCTCATTAGGTACTTTAGGTATTAGTGTACTACAGCAAAATTTACAGACTACTGGTAGTAATCCAACTAACAATTTAAGGAAGTGGAGGCTAGGATCAGTAACAGGAGCTTTCCCTGCAGCTAATACATTAAGACTACAAGTAGTAATATCATCTATACAACTTAGCATAGTACCTAGTAGTACAGTATATGCAATAGGTGGTACGATAGATGTAAATGATTACGTGCCTAAAAAGATAAAGCAGAGTGACTTTATTAAGGGTATCTTTAACATGTATAATATCTATGCTCAAGTAGATCCTGACCAACCTAATAGGTTACTGCTAAATAATAGGGATGACTTTTACGATAGTGGTGCTGAGGTAGATTGGACTGATAAGCTAGCTAAGGACCAAGAGCAAAACTTATCTTTTCTCCCTGAGCTTACCTCTAAGAAAATAATACTAACATACGCTGCAGATAAGGACAACCCTAACACCACTTACACAAACGCTACTAATAACATCTATGGCCAAGCTGAGGTAATCTTTGATAATGAGTATGTAAAGGATATTACTACTAAAGCTGTATTGTTTAGCCCCACTCCTGTTATCAAAACTTTGTTTGGTGCCTTTGTACCTATGATAGCAGGTGCAGCACCTGAGACCAATATACGTATCCTATATGATAAGACTACAGTAGGACAGCCACTAGCTACCTGTGGGCAATTCTCTATATTAGATTACGGAACTGTAGGCCAAAATAACCTTACTAGCTATCCTTTGGTAGGCCACTTTGATGATCCACTCACTCCTACCTTTGATATTAACTTTTCTATCTGTGATTACTACTACTACCAACCTAGTAGCTTGACTAGCAACAATCTGTACAACAGATACTGGAGGCGTACAATGGGCCAGATTAACAATGGTAAGATGTTGACTGCTATGTTTAATCTTAAGGAGCCTGACATCCAGGCTATGAACTTAAATGATAAGATTAGGATAGATAACTCATGGTGGAATATCAATAAGATAATTGACTATGATGCCAATGCTCATCAGCTCACAAAGGTGGAGCTCATCAGTATAGATAGTGAGATTAACTTCACCCCCTTCATGGGACCTAGTGGCCCTAACATACCCAACCCTCCTGCAGGGATAGGCCCTATACAAATGTTAGCAATGAGTAATATCAATACTACTAGGATGACTACCACTAATGTATTCTCTAATCAGGCAACAGCTACAGTAGAGGGTAGAGGTAACGTGATAGTAGGAGGAACTAGATCAGTGGTAGTAGGAGATGATCGTATCATCAGTGAGACTACTCTAGCAGGTGATAACCTAGTGGTTAATAGTGTTAATGGTGTAGCTGTAGGCACAGTGCCTCAAATATATATTGCTAACTTAACACAGGCAGGAATAACAGATCCTATATCACAAGTTAAAAATAATAGCTTAGGAGGTGTTACCTGGACCAGAACAGGGGTAGGTACATATGAGGGATACTTAGATAACTATGAGCCTTTATCTATCTCTAGCACTAATGTGCCTACTATAATAATTAACAACGTAGCTTATGATGGAGTGGTCTCTGCTACCTACACAGTGAGCTCAAATACTATCTCAGTAACCACCTCACAAATAGGGGTAGGCTTTGCAGATGGATACTTAACAGATACAACAATAGAAGTTAAATACTACATATAATGAACGAAGTAGAAATACCCATAAAAGTCTCAGGCTTAGGAGAAATAAAAGCAGAACTAAGAGCACTCAAAGGTGAGATTGCTAACGCTACTGACCCTGCAGATATTGCTAGACTGTCACAGGAAGCAGGTGTACTTAAAGACAAGATAGCAGATGCTAATGAGGCAGTAAATGTTTTTGCTACAGGCTCTAAATTTGAGCAGGTGAGTAATGGTATAGGTGGTATTAAGGATAGCTTAATGAGCCTAGACTTTGAAGAGGCAGCCACTAAGTCTAAGAGCTTGGCTATTACTATGAGTAAGCTAAACCCTAAAGAGCTACTAGGAGGAATGGGACAATTTGTTACTATGCTAGGTACACTAGGTGGTGCATTTGTAAAGCTAGGGATGACTATATTAATGAATCCGATATTTTTATTAGTAGTAACTATCATAGCTATTGTGGCTGCGGTAGGTTATTTCCTAGATAAGATAGGGGTGCTAGGTACGATACTAGATTATATAATGATTCCCATTAATGCTATTATAGATGCTTTAAAATGGCTAGGAGATGCTCTAGGGCTTACATCATTTGCTGAGGATGAGAGAGCAGAACAAGCTAAGAAAAACTCAGAGGCTGTATTAGCTCAAATTAAACAAGAGCAAGAATCACAGCAAAGGGCATTTGAACGTAAAAAGAAAATCTATGATGCATCAGATGATGCACTTGGTAGGCAGATTAAGCTAATGAAGGCACAGGGTAAAGATACTACAGATTTAGAAAGAACAAGATTAAAGGCAGCTATTGCTTATCAAAGAAGTATAGAATCTGAAACCTACGCAATTCACTTACAACTACTAGCAAAAAACAAATTAACAGTAGCAGAGTTAAGAGCAAGTGCTCAGGAAACAGGAGACTATGGTGCGTGGAAAGCCTTTGAGAAAGAGATGGCGGCTTCATTAAAAAGTAATTCTGACTTAAATGCTCAAGCTAATAAAGCGAAACTAGATGCTATTAATGATTTAGCTGTCTTTGAGCAGGAGGTTATAAATGATAAAAAAAATGCTGAGAAAGAGGCAGCAGAAGACTCTAAAAAGAAGAGTGATACTAAAAAGAAAGATGCTGTCTCATTGGCTAAAACTGAAGCTGCTAATGCATTAAGTGCTGCTAGAAAAATAAAAGATGGTGAGCTATCTATAATGCAGGAGGGACTAGCTAAAGAGGAGGCGATAACAATTGAAAAATTCAAAAGACAAAGAGAAGATATAGCATCAGATGCTAAATTAAAAGCAAAAGACAAAATAACTTTAACTGAACAAGCAGATGCAGAGGAGGCTAAACAATTAGAAGCAAAAAGAGAGGCTGCTAGAAAGATTACAATAGCAGTAGAAAATGAACTAGCTCAGCTTAGATTAGAGGCTATGGCAGAAGGTGCTGAAAAAGATTTAGTAATACAAAATGAGAAGTATAAAAAACTAAGAGATGCAGCCGTAGCAGATACTAGACTAACAGCAGAACAGCTAAAAGAAAAGCTAGATATTTACAACACTATGCAGATACAAGAAGAAACTGCTAGGATGAAAGATAAGGTAAAGGCTGCAAGTGATTTGCTTACTGAACTTACCACTACAGAAGAAGAGAAGAAAATAGCAGAGCTTGATGCTAAGTATCTTAAAGAACAAGAGATGGCTATGGGTAATCATAAGGCTTTAGAGATACTAGAGACTAACCACAAAAAAGCTCTAGCAGATATTAATACAAAGGCACAATTAAAACAGATAGAGGATGACCAAAAAGAAAGAGATGCTAGGATAGCATTAGCAGGAGATATAGCTAAGGGTATTACTGATATTGGTGGGATGCTTATTAAAGACCAGGCAAAGTTAGCTAAATTCAATAAGGCATCTGCTCTAGTTCAAATAGGTATTGACACTGCTAAGGCCATTAGTGCTTTGGTAGCTAACTCACAAGCTAATCCATTGAATGCTGTATCAGCAGGTGCAGCAGGTATTGCTCAATTTGCTACAGGAATTATTCAGATTGCTACCAACGTAGCTAAGGCTAAACAGATACTATCATCACCAGGTGCAACCCCTAGCTCAGGAGGAGGAGGAGGAGGCGGTGGTAATACAGGAGCCACTTCTGCAGCCACAGCTTTACCACAGGCAGCCCAACTATTTGGTAGTGCTAACACAGGTGGAACCATGAGTGCAGGAGGTAGCTCTAGTGAATCATCTATGACTGTAACAGCTATAGTATCAGAGACTCAAGTAACATCCACACAACAGAAAATAAACCGTATAAATAAATCAGCAGAACTATGAACAGTCTACAAGCAATAACAGATCATATCATTGCATTCTATACAGCACATAAGCAAGTGTTTAAAGTAGGATGTGACTTCAAAGAACAGCTCTATAACTTTGCTACTCAAAATGAGAAGTATCCGCTAGTGTATATTGTACCTAGTGGAGTGATGCCAACTGAGAACACTACAGAATTTACCTTTGATATATACTGCTATGATATCATCCAAAAAGATAGAGCTAACATCATCACTATACTAAGTGATACGCAACAGATCCTTAGTGATTTGAATATCTACTTTAATGATAGTAATGACTTCAGCTTTGATGTGGTAGGAGTGCCTACATTCTCACCCCTCAACAATGATCTACTAGATTACGCTGCAGGGTATCAGATGGGTATCACCTTAACAGTTAATGATTGGACTGATTGTGCTGTGCCGATTTAAACATTTCACTTTGATAATATAATATAGGTATGGCTAATGGATGGTGGGGTGATTGGAGGCCCTCTTTACCTGCTCACACAGGAGACTTACAGGCAACAGATTTAATAGAGTGTACTTCCATTATAGGAGGTGTGCCTACTAATACAGCTATTACCGGTACTCAAATAATAAACGCTGCTAGTGGTGGTGCTGCTACATGGGGAGCTATCACAGGAACGCTATCAGCTCAGACTGATTTACAAACAGAATTAAATGCTAAGCAGAATAAGACTGTACTACAGTCTATTGCAGGAGTAACAACAATAACAAATACAACTAATGAAATCAATGTAATATCAGTAGCCATACCTACCTCAATAGTTTATTCAATGCTACGCTGTTCATTCATTGCTAGGGTAACTACATTAGGTGCAGCTTCTCCTAGGACCAGGATAAGGATGAGTACATTCCCTAACCCTACTAATGCTCAATTAACTGCTGCCACTCAATTAGCCACTAATGCTATAGGTAGTTTAGGTATGGTATCCATCTATAGGACTATGCCTGTAATAGGAGGCGTATCAGGAAGTATAAAAGCAATACAAATGGCAGGTAATCTTAATGCTGATTATGGTAGCTCAGCAGCCTTTGATATAGTATCTAAAGACTTTACTACCCAGCAGTACTTACACTTTACAATTCAGAATAATACACTAACAGCAGTAACTTCAAGCTATGGGGTGCTAGTAGAAAATTTATAATAATGGGTATATACGCAAACACTGGAGAATTTAATGTGCTATATCCTACACGTAGGAGGATGGCTACTATATTGAAAAGGATATTAAGGAATGATATAGTAG